CAACGAGCCTGCTGGTCCCGCTGCCGAAAGCTCGGAGCCCCGCCGCAAGTCAAAGCAGGAAGTCGAAGATGAGGTCATGGGCCTGAGTAAGGATCTCGGCTGGGATGAACGGAGAACTTTCGACGAGGCGGAAACATTCACTGGGAAGGATCTCGACAATATCTCCATGGCTGATCTCGAGCGCTTCGCGTCCCACCTTCACGCCCTGAAAATGGCCAAACCTTCCAGAAGGGGATTCGGAAGATGAGCGATCAAAAGGAACTAGTCGAGTTTGACCAGCTTCAAGCTGAGGTGACCAAATTCTTCGGCCAGGCCCTGAAGGCTCAGGTCACAGACGCCCGCTCAAGCGCGGACGCCGTTCTCGACCTCAAGACGATCAAGGATTATGAGAAGAAGGTGAAGCGCCGCCTGGAGGACCTGGTCGATCCCCTCAAGAAAAAGATCGAGTTCTACAAAGCGCTTGCCGCTAAAGTTCAGTTGCCGCTTGAGAAGGCTGAGGATCACCTCCGCGGCCAGGTCGATGGCTATGCAGCCGAGCAGTATAAGATCCAGGAGCGCGCGCGGAAGGAAGAAGCCGACCGAGTTCGGCGTGAAAATGAAGCGGCCGAGAAGAAGCGCGCCCAAGAGGAGGCTGCGGCCGAGGCCAAACGCAAGGCGGATCTTGCTGCGCTCGAGCGTGCGCGTCCACCTGAACCGGCTCCTCAGCGTCGCTCCTCTTTCGGTCGTGCACTTTCGTCCGACGACGAGCGTGAGGCCGCGCGCAAAGCACTGGAGGAGAAACACGAGCAACAGCGGCTCGAGCGTGATGCCAAGGCTGAGCGCGAGCGGCTCGAGCGCGAGAGCCAAGCTTCCGCGCGGCAGTATGACATTCGTAAGCAGAACGTCAGCGGGACCCGCAAGGACTACGAAATCGAGATCGATAATATCGACCTCGTTCCCGTCCACCTCCTCAAGCGCGAGCTCAGGATCAACGAGGCGAAAGCCGCCTACAAAGCGGGCGGACTTAAGCCGATCCCGGGTCTTACGTTCAAAGAGAAGATCGGCGTCGCTATCGGCGCTGCGACTCACGTTCCTCGCCAACTCCTCGAGAGCGAGCGCCCACCCAGGAGCGGAAACGAATGATCAAAGCCGCTCTTATTATTCTCATTCTCGCCCTCACCTCGAGCTGTGGCCTTGCCCATGGTGGCGGTGGAGGAAGCGCAAGCATCATCAGCGGGCCTCCTGGCTATACCTGCTTTGGGATTTTTGACAGCGCTGGGGAACTCCGCGGGGGGAGCTGTGTCCGCGATTGAACCCAAGCCCAATTTAATACTGGTCGGAATTGACCTAGAAACCACAGGCCTAGTGATTGACGAGCTTTCAATCACGGAGGTGAGCGCCGTCCTTTGGGACTCCTTGAGCAGCTCTCCCATTCGCATGTTCACCTCTCTCATCAAGTTGCCCTCCGGCGTCCGGATCCCCGAAGAGATCATTGAGCTCAACGGAATCACGGATGAGGCCTGCGCGAAGTGGGGCAGGGATCTCGCCACCGTGCTCGGCGAGATCGGGGCCGATTTTTTTCATCACTCGTCTGCGGTTGTTGCCCACAACGGGACGGACTTCGAAAAGCCGATCTTAAAGCGCTTCATGCCAGCGATCTCCATCCCGTCTCTCTGGATTGACACGAGCCTTGACGTTCCCTATCCCAATCGGATCTCAACCCGGAAGCTGACGCACCTTTGCGCTGAGCATGGTTTCCTCAACCCATTCCCCCATCGAAGCCTCTTTGATGTCGTTTCGATGATGAAAATCCTAGACCAGTATCCGCTCTCAGCCGTCCTTGAGCTCGCCCGGAGCGAGACGATGCGGATCCAGGCGGACGTCTCCTATGATGATCGGGAGAAGGCCAAGGCCCGCGGCTACCGCTGGGTGACCGAACAGAAGATCTGGGCTCGGAACATCAAGGCCTGTCACCTCGAGCGCGAACGCGCGGAGGCCGGTTTCCCCGTGATCATTCTCCAGGGTGGGCCGTGACCCACCGGACGAATCAAACGGCCGCGCTCTTTCCGGCTTTTTCTCTCCGAATAGCGTCGAGGCGCTCGACGATCCACATCTTCACGAGTGACTGCCTGGGCACGCCCTGCCGGTTTGCCTCGGCGTCAAGCGCCCGGAGTGCCCAGATCGGCAGATCGACGTTGAAGCGCTTGGTGCCCTCATTGAAGTCGAAGTACTCCGATACGTCTTCGCCGGCCTCAGCCTTTCGGTCGAACTCCTTCGCGCTGATCTGCTTTTTAGTCTTTGCCATAATAGCCTCTCTCGAATTTTGTTCCTTCGGCCCGGTGGACCGAGATGATCCTGATCTTCGGCTCATGCTCCTGGCTTGGGTCTGCGTAAGCCTCGGGAGATTCATCAGTCCAGATGGCAACCCACAGCTTGTCTCCAATAAAACCGATGGTCGCGTAACGAATCTGTCCTTCGGTCATCCTCGCTGGAACCGTTCGCACCGAAGGGTCGAGCCAGATAACGCGAGCCTGCACGAAATCGATCCCCCGATCCGCCTGGGTCCTCTCACTCTTAGATCGGTCGAACGAATCCGAAAACATACTAAAAGTATACAGCCTATAGCGTCAAAAGTATACCAATATTATACTAAATCGTTTCGTGAGGTTGCATGACCTACTACGCCCAGGCCGCCTTCCCCAAGCAGATCCGAAAGCGTGACCCAAAGCTCCTCGCCCGGATCCGAATGCGGCCCTGCCTCATCTGCTTTAAGCGGCCGGTCGAGGCTTCGCATATCAAGTCGCGCGGTGCGGGCGGGGATGACTCTGAGGGGAACGTGGTCGCCTTGTGCCTAGCTCATCATAGGGAATGGCATAAGCTCGGGTGCGACTCGATGGCCGAAAAATATCAGGCGCTCGCCGAATTTTTGAGGGTTCATTCATGAGAGTAGCGGTGATGGAGTATCCAATTCTGGAGAGGTTCTCGGGGGATGCGAGGATTTCACGGACAACCAAGGGGATGGCGGACGTGGCAAAGCAGAAGCAAGCGGAAGTTCAGCGGGACGGGGTGGAGTTCCAGGGAAAGGTGCGCCTCCTGACTGAGGATCAGGTGAGCCAATGGACCGGGGTGCCAGTCGCAACACTCAAATCGATGCGGACCAGGCCGGGGAAAGATCCAATTCCCTTCACCAAATTCGGCAGGACCGTCCGTTACCGCGAGGACCTGCTCTTGAAATGGATCGAGCGCAATACTTTCGACGATACCGAGCAGAGCAGGGAGGCCCACGGTACGGGATGAGCCATGAAGTCAAGGCGGTACCCCAATCTCCACAAATACTCGACCTCTCCCTTCTGGGTCTTCCGCAAGTATTCGAGCGTGAAGCGCCAGGAATTTGTGAAGAGCACCCGGGAGGACAAGGACGAGGCCAAGGCCTACAAGAAGGGCCTCGAGCTTTTCAACGAATGGCTAGGGACCTCTTTGCCGTCGGGGCGCGACATCCTGATCCGCGATATCGCTCGGGCAGTTCTGGCGGGGAAGGAGCGGAAGGAAAAGACTACCTACGATACTGCCGCCAACCAGATTCGGAATCACATCATCCCAGCCTTTGGCCATCTGAGGCCCAACCAGATCACGCCTCTCAAGTGGGACCAATACGACGAGCTCGAGCGGCGCAAGGGCAAGCGGTCCAAGACCCAACCGACTCAGCGAGTGCTAAAGGAGATTCTCAGGCGCGCTCAGGAGGAAGCGCTAATTCGAAACCTTCCCAAGCTCCGGAACCACGACGCCCCGCCCGAGGCGCCCCGCTACCTCGAGTACCAGGAGCGTCGGAGGATCTTCCACCAGGCCGGCCTACCCGGGAAGCTCTGGATGTTCACCATGTCCAAGCAAGGCCCGCGGCCGCGCGAGCTTCTGCGCTACCGCTGGGACATGCTGCGGTGGAGCACCGAGAAATGGACTGGGAAGTCCGGCCGGCCCAGGACGCGGATCCAGGCCGAGATCGACATTCCTGGCGCTATTACGAAGAACAAGACTCCGCGCACGATCGCGCTCAACTCGCGTGTTGCTCGGATCCTGGCCTGGATGCTTCGCAAGGGCGCCCAGTGGAACCTGACCCAGGCCGAGCTGGACCCCCTCAGTCCCAAGGAGCGCCGCGGCCGCAAATGGATCGTCGAGTCGGTCTCAAGCCAGTTTATCTTCCCGTCGCCCATCAACCCTGGGAAACCCATGCTCGAATACAAGACGGCCTGGGAGACGGCCTGCTCGAAGGCCCAGATCACGGCAGTGCCCTACAACCTCCGGGACACGGCCATTACCGACATGCTGAATCGGGGGGAACAAAGCTCGTTCATTGGGAAGTACGTCCAGAACAGCGCCGCGATGATCGACCTCAAATATGCGGTCCTCATCCGGAAGTCGATGCGTAAGCTCGCCGGGTGAGGCCGGCCATCATGAAATCACGTACTTGGCTGGACGTTCGTAGAGTTGTCGTAGACTGTGTGTCTAAACGGCCACTTTTCTCTAGAAATTCTGAACACGGTGCATTGCTTCTAAGCATGAGGTCGCAAGTTCGAACCTTGCCGGGGTCGCCATCAAAATACATCTATAACACAGGCACTTATTGCGAATACCGGCGGTTATCTAGCCCCTGTTTAGCCCCTCCTTCGTTTGCATTCATTTGCAGTGGTTTGCACGAAACCCGCCCATCCATTCGTAGAATATTCGTAGACTCAAAGCCTCTACGCTCGACCTGGAAATGCGCTGAGTGCGGCAACGAAAAGCCGGCTTCCTGGGGGCATTGCCTCCAATGCGGCTCCCGGGAGGTCGCATGAGACCCGGTCGTCCTCCCTCCCTGACAGGCATTGCTGGGTTCTATGCTGCAATCCTTGGCCTGCTCTTCCTGGCCGCCGCCATCTATTCCCAGGGGGTGCCCTCATGAGCTCCGACGAGGAACTCATCGAGCGGAACATTCTGAAGCTGGCCGGCGATGGGCGCCGTATCCTGGAGGGCCACCAGACCAGCACGACCCGCCTCGGGCTCCGGCATTACGTCCTGGGGCATGCCCTGATGGTTCATGCCTTCGGGCGCTTCCGGATCTTCATCACCCGACTCGAGGCCACGACATTCGAATGCCTACTGCCCGAGCATGCCCAGACTGAGGGGTGTGAATCGGAGCGTGCCCTGAAACAAAAGGTCCGGCGCTTCTATCCTCGAGTCCGCGCGAGCGACTGGATCACCTATGTCCGCTTCGAGATCGAGGAGACGGATCCCATTCCCGCTCGGCGGCGCGGCTTTGGCTGGGGGCGACGTGGCTAGGCGGCAACGGGATACCCGCATTTGGGAAATGCGCTGGTTCATCGCCCTCGAGCCGCGGCTCAAGTGCCTTTGGGATTACCTCTGCGACAACTGCGATCATGCCGGCTTCTGGGATGAATGCTACGAGCTGGCCAGCGGCAGAATTGGCGCGCACGTCACGTCAGAGGACCTCGGGGTTTTTGGGAAGCGTGTCGTACGAGTGAGTGACGAAAAGATTTGGGTCAGGCGTTTTGTTGAATTTCAGTACAGCGTCGGAACCGGAGCGCGTGAGGAAAAGTTAAATCCCAAGAACAATTCCCACAAAGGGGTGATCCGGCTGCTCGAGGCGAATGGGATCGACTCCACGCCATGGATCGAGTTTGTCCATCCGCAACTCGAAGTTATCCACAAACGCCGGTCCCATTTAGGGGCTGCGGTGCCCCTGCCTAGCCCCACAGAAGAAGAAGAAGATATAAATATAAATGTAAAAAAAGAAGAGGGGGGATCGGGGGGAGAAACAGGGAAAACCCTCAACCCCGACGAACCGGTGACTCCGGGTATCGACACACCGGTTCCCACGGGCCTGGCCGAGGCGGCGCGGGTGCCAGCCCTTCGCAGATGGTTCCGCTTCGGCCGTCAAGCCGAGCCCGGGGCTCCTCTTGGGCCAGCCCATGTCTAAAGTAGACATAATCTGGATCCTTCCCCCCTTCGCCTTCATGGTCAGCCTCATTGCCATGGCAGTGTCTCTACGGCTGTGGCCGCTACCTCCGCTCGGGGGCTATCAGCCGCGCCCGGGGAAAGATCCTGGGCCACCGCCCAAAGGCGGAAGCGCGGTGAGGCCACCGCCTGTTGAGACACTGCCCAGGACTGGCATTCGACTTCACCACGACTGGTGCAAAGTCTGTCAGCGAGACTGCGGCACGGGACGGCCTGTCCCACTGATCCCACTCACAGTTGCAGTCGGCATCTGCGAAACCTGCCGCCTCCGGCCGAGCCCCGCGGAGCGCGCTGTCGACCACGCATGGGAGTTCAACCGATGAACGTCGTTGAAACCCTCGAGAAGAGCCTAGCTGGCATCGTTCAGGAGTTTGGCGATGAATGCGAAAAGGTCTGTCAGGCCTATCTAGATCGTTGTTACCCGGGCATGGGCGGCAAGGTCAGGATCCATATCGTAGTCACGCCTCTCGTCTCGTTCGACGGTGGCCAAGAACAAGATTCAACCCACGGAGATCGGGATGGAAAGACTGCAGGGAAGACAGGAGCGCGAGCTCGAGGAAGTGCGCCAGGAGCTCGTGGAGGCGCAGGCTCTTATCCGGAAGATGGGCCGAATCATTCAGTCAAGAGACACGGAGATCAAAGAACTTCGCGAGCACATTGCGAAGAAAGAAAGGCGCCGGATCCTTCCGGCGATGCCTGAGGGTAAAGCATGAGTCAGAGACATATTTCGGAAGCGTTCATCAAGATCTGCGAGCTAGGCAAGAAGCTCGGCATCCCGCCGCTAAACACCTTGCCAGGACTTTGGGAGCATCGGCTCGATGAGTACTGGGAGATCAAGGTCAACGGGCAGAAGCGGGAGATCGGCGGCATAGCTCCCTTCTCGGCTGGGATTTTCTTCAATGGTTGGCCGGCCGGAATCATCAACCCTTACGGCGGTCAGATCGTACGCTCGCACGACATCAGCGAGGACCTGTTTATCGAAGCCATCGAGGCTGCGATTGCAACGGCTGCGGGGGCCGCATGAGCTCGGTCAAGAAACTCAGCAAGATTTCACTCGGAAGCATCGGCAACGGGATTGCCGGGGAACTCTTCGATCGGGAGATGAAGGCCATCCTGGAGAATATCCGTGATGTCACGACGCCCTGGAAGAAGGCGCGCCGGCTCACGATCGAATTCACTATTTATCCCCAGGAGTCGCGAGAATCGGCGGAGGTCGAAATCGAATGCAAGAAAAAGATCCCGACCGTTGAGCCCAGGCTCAGCACGCTTTTCATCGATGAGGATGACGATGGCGAGTTCATTGCGGTTCAGGAAGATCCCAGGCAGCCGATGCTTGATCTCAAACCGCGAACGCTCAAAAAGGGCGAAACCGTGGAGCTGCAGCAGTGAGCCGGCTAGAAATTCCTCACTGCCCTTACTGCACCAAGCTATCTGATCTCGTCGGCGGTCTTGCGATCTATCCCCATCGCCCGGACCTGGCCGACAAGCCTTTCTGGCTCTGCAAACCATGCTCTGCATACGTCGGGTGCCACCCCGGTACTCAGCAGCCGCTGGGACGACTCGCCAATGCCGAGCTCCGAATGTGGAAGCAACGCGCGCATAGGGCTTTCGATCCCTTCTGGAAATCCGGCTCGCGATCGCGGAAGCAAGCTTATGCCTGGCTAGCTGAACTCCTCGGGATCCCGGTCGAGGAGACTCATATCGGGATGTTCGATGTCTATCTCTGCAAGCGCGTCGTCGAGCTCTGCGAGAACAAGCTCAGGAGCGAGCCATGAGCATGCCGAACGGCGAACGTCGCGAGAACGTCCCCGGAACGATCTACCTCCTCCACTTCGACAAGCCCTATCGCCATGCCCGGCACTACCTTGGCTGGACCGAAGGCGACTGCCTGGATGATCGCATGAAGACACATCGGAGCGGGCGGGGTTCTAAGCTCATGTCCGCCATCAACCAGGCGGGGATTGATTTCACGATCGCTAGGCTTTGGAGCGGAACCCGGCACGATGAGCGGAAGCTCAAGAACGGGAAGAACGCTGGCAAATGGCTTTGCCCGATTTGCAGGAAGGGGGAGACGTGAGCGGAGGAGAGCCGGCCTTTCCAGAAATGCATGAGATTGAACACCTGAGCGAGACCTGCTCGATTCCAAAAATCTCTGGCGGCCTCACCAAGCGCGAGCTTCTCGCCGCGATGGCGATGCAGGGGATTTGTACCGGACCCTGCTTAGCGATCGGGGGCAAAGAGGTCACGGATAAGAACATGGTCTCGCTCACGGCTAAGCGATCCATTGAATACGCCGACGCCCTCCTGGCCGAGCTTGCGAAGGGAACAGTATGAAAAATGATCATATGAGCGACGAGATTACCGAACTGAAATGCCAGCTCCATTGCAGTTCGGAGCGCGTCCGGGAGCTTACGCTTCAACTGCGTCTATTACGTGATGAGATTATTGAGAACGCCCTCGACGTTGTGTGGGTCGACGGTGCAGAGACCGCTTGCGAGCGCATCACGTCCATCCTGGGCGACGACTGGGGCAAGAACGGCGACACGAGTTCTTTGCGCTCTCGACGACTTATCCAAGGCTCAACCAAAGGAGACGAAAGTGGACAACAGGACCGCAGTGCAGAAGCTAATCCAGTGGCACATGAGGAGACGGGACCTGGAGCACCGGGCTCTTCTTCGCAAACTTTGGTGGCAGGTTCCGACGTGTGCGACCTAATCGGTAAGCACGAGCTGGAGATATACGCAGCAAAGTCACAGGCGCCGAAGGAAGTTTCACCGGGTAACTGGGCACACGAATGCCCGAAGGTAGGAAAGGCAGGGTTTGCGGGGCTGCTCCATCCAGGTGATTCCTGCCGCCTGTGCGGCTGGGCAGTTCCTGCTAAAGCGACGGCAGATTACAAGGCCGGGCTAGGCGCTGCGCTTGGCATCGTCCAAGCCGAGAAGACCAGGCTCAAGGGCATGTGGGAGCGTCGAAAGAAGTGGGACAAGGGCGATGACCTTCAGTATCGCATCTTCTGCGCCGAGGACCTGGAGCGGGAGATTCTGAACGCAGCAGCACAGGCCCCAGCGGACAGTGCAGACGTTGGACGCGATGGTTACCGGGAGCTGGCCGCCAATCGGATGCAAGAGATTGAGCGTCTGCGCGCGGCGCTGGAGAAGCTGAGAGATGGCCCCGGCAGAGACATGGCCGGGTGGAAGATGACCTGGGCGCATGAGTTCGCCAAGGCGGCGCTGGAAGACGATTACCAAGACTGCTGCTTCGGTCGAAAGCGCGAAGGCACCCACTCGCCCATGTGCCCTTCAAAGTCCCGACCGGTAGGTGGAAAAGATGAGTAAGACCAAGATTACCTTTGGCGTCTACTACGGCCCCGACCGGAGCACCTGTGGCTGGTTTCGCTCGGATGAGTATCTGCCCATCGGCACTGTCCGCTGCATCAAGGGCGTTTTGTTCCAGGTCATAGACGCATTCAGGCTTTCCTTTCCGATTAGCGAGAAGGAATCGATTTGGGCGCCGGTAGACATGCGGCTATGGGCGGAGGACGTGAAGCGGTCTTTCTGGTCCCAGATTGCTAACGATGCTGCGAGGCTCGACCTGCCAGCACCTACCTCCGATGACAGGAGCAAAGATGGGTAAAGCAGTCATCAGCGATTGCGGGCGCTACCGCTATACGCTCCACCGAGACATTCCCCAGCCGGTTCGCTGGGTTCGCCCGATGCTATTCGTGATGCTCAATCCGAGCACCGCTGACGCCGAGAAAGATGATGCAACGATCCGCCGGTGCCTGGCTTTCGCGAAGCGCGAGGGATGCACGTCGTTGACTGTGGTCAACCTGTTTGCCTGGCGGGCTACTGACCCGAAGGAGCTTTCTGAGAACATGGCCAATGCGGTCGGTCCGGAGAATGACCGTTACATTCAGGAGCAGGTATCGAAGCACGGGACGGGCTGGATTGTCGCCTCCTGGGGCGCTCACCCTCTCGCCAAGGACAGAGCGAAGCGGGTCATTCACCTGCTCGGAGACGTGTGGTGTCTCGGGACAACTAAGGACGGCTCTCCGAAACACCCGCTCTATCTGTCCGATAAGAGCCCGCTGAAAAAACTCAATTGGCGATCCACCGAGGTACAGAGCCCTGAAAAGTAAGAGCGTATTTTGAACTATGAACCGTTTTGGATTTGAGGTTTGGCAATGCGGAAAAACGAAGAATTATCTAATCGCAATTCAGCTCGGGACCAAAAGCCCCCGTATGGCCCGAAAAATCGGAGGCTGGGCGTCCTGGCATCTCTCAAGGATGTTTCGGACGGCGAAGCCTTTGAAAGCGAAGCCGAGAAGGCCCTCAAAAATCGCGTCCGGTTCCTCGAAAAGAAACTAAGAGCCATCAACTGTGGCGACTGCAACGGAACCGAGCTGAAGCACAAGAGGACTTGCGAATGGCGGGACTAGGAGTGAACAAAGATGGCTAAGCACGTCAGGGTCAAGGTGGCCGATATTCAGCTCGACGCCGGTCCAGACGAGAAAGGCCGAGACTGGTACGTCAGTATTGAACTTCGGAACAACGGGATGCCGAACACTTGGATATATCCGGAGGAGGCGCGACGGCTGGCGAAGGCCCTGCTCAGACTCGCAAAGAAGCCGCGTGCTTCACACGCTCAAAGGGGCAAGTAACGAGCAATGCGGTCTACTTCACGTACACAGATCGCAGCACTGTTCATCGACGAGAGGGGTCCTTATGTCGGGCTTCCGAACGTCGATGCATGGGGAAAAACCCGGGACGCGCGTCTATACCGCGGGCCCTGGCCTGTCGTGGCTCATCCGCCCTGCGAACGATGGGGCGCTATGCTACTGGAGGACCGTCGGCAAAGGTCCGCCGAACCAAAGGCGACGATGGCGGTTGCTTCGCTGCGGCCCTGGCTGCAGTCCGAAAATATGGCGGCGTTCTTGAACACCCGGCACATTCCGGAGCATGGGAGGCGTTCGGCCTATTCGAGCCCGATGAGATCGGGTGGAAGGCTGACGTTCTTGGTGGATGGACTTGCCAAGTCTGGCAGGGACACTACGGTCATCGCGCCGCCAAGGCTACGTGGCTTTACGCTTTTGGCGTTCTGGATTTGCCGTCTCTTTGCTGGGGTCCTTGTGTCGGAGTGCGGATGGACGAAGGGTTCCATAGCGCCGAAGAACGCGCGCGCGCGCGCGCTGCAGGAGTCGCGCCGATCAAGAGGCTTACGCCGAAAGAGAACCGATGTACTCCAATTCCGTTTCGAGATCTGCTCGTTCAGATCGCAGAGCACGCGAGGCCGGCTTGAGAGCGTGTGAATTCCTATCTTCAAACCAGCGCGCGCGGACGCCAACGAAGTTCCGCGACCTACTCATTTCTATTGCAACGGGGGCAAGCCATGAAAACTTCTAAAAAGAGACCGACAGCGAAACAGGTTGTAAAGGCCTGGAAAAAGGTCACCGCCGACCCCCACGCAAAGGAGTTCCTGGCGATGCGGCTGCTCATCTCCAAGATTGCGAACATGGGTAAGGGAATGAAGGAGGACGTCATCGACTGGAATGCTATCGGTAAAAATGCAACCTACCTCGCCGACCAGTTCCTGAAACCCAAGTGTAAGACCTGCGGCCATGTTGTGGATGAGGCTGGTCAATGAATCAATTTCTTCCGGAAGATACGCTATGACCCGCGGCGAATTCGATAAGGCCATGAATCTCGGCTACCGCGATCGCTTTGGATTCCCCGTGAGCCGGAAAGGAGATCAGGACCCTGCTGGGAACTGCCTCATGTTCTTGGGGGAGGAATACGTTATCAAATCGGATCTGGGGCTAGAGCCCGAGGATCGGGGTTCTTTCTATCTCATGGCGACGCTTTGCCAGACGGAGATCGGGAACTTCCGGAGGACACCGAAGGACTGTCCCTTCTCGAAAGATCAGGAAGGCTGGGACGACTTCATGGGACTCACCACTGCGGCCCTCCTCATGAAAGGCGGAGAGCCCGATCTCTTACCTGTGGCCGTGGTCATGTTTGGGCGTGCACATTTCTTTCGCTGGGGACCGTTCCGCTTTCGCTATTGCTGGCCTACCCCTAAAGGTGATGCCGATACTATCGATGAGCGCGATCCCGCGCCTTGGTTGGGGCGTTATCTTCAGTTCGTCGCCCATCTCAGGTGGTGCGTGGGCGAGACCCCATCTCTCCTTCAGCGTTTCGTCTGGTGCTGGAGCATCGCCTTTGCCGGCTGGAACGATCCTGACGGCCAGGACCCCTGGCGGCTGACCTATCTCATGGTGCGAGCTCGTAAGCTCAGACGTAGGTGGTGGCATCCGGAGAATCTCGCGGAACGGATCTGGCGCATGAGATTTCTCAAGCGCTGGCCTGGCGGGATCAGCGACGTGCGCAGGGTCTATTTCAAAGATGGTGATCATCCGCTTGCGGTCTTTGCGAGCATGGAGTTTTAAGTGACCCTCTCAATCATCGCATGCCTCTACCTCCTGGTCGGCGCCTATCAGGCCCGGATGATCCTCCAAATGATCAAAGACCCCGAGCTCCAGGATCCGCGTATACAAATCATCCGGAGCCAGATTGAGGCTAGGCCCGTTTACATGGCTCTCGTGACCTTTGTGGTCTGCATGTTCTTTTGGCCGGCCGCGATCCGAGCCGTTCCCCGAAAGGACAAATGATCGTCCATAAGCTCAAGCTCCGATTCGCCTCACCGCAGATCGTCCGTTATGATCCAAAGAGACACCCTGAAGGAGGGCAGACAGAATGACTCAGGCACCGGGCGCAAAGGTTGGAGCGAGTTATCAGGCCTCAGGGTTCCCCGCGATTTTTCCTGGAGATTCCCAGAAAGTATCCTTCACCGGAACGAGCGCCCAATCGGCCGCCTTCTCTGGCGGTACAAACACCGAGTCCACGGTCATCAGGGTCTTTGCAACCGAAGACTGCCATATCAAAGTGGGCGCCAATCCGACGGCCTTAGCCGACGGGAGCTGCATGTTCCTTCCGGCCGGCATCGTCGAATACATCGGAGTGAATCCGACCGATAAGATCGCGGCCATTCGGGACACGACGAGCGGAACCCTCTACATCACGGAAGGGGCGTAAATCATGGTCGGCGGCATCTGGAAATCCATCCTTCAGGCGGCGACGGCGCGGCTCAGTGTCACGAACTCCGCCGACGGGAACCCGGCTAGCGCGTCCCGGATCACCACCGGTAACTCGGACACCGTTGGTCTGGAGATCAAAGGAACGGCGGCAGGAGGCTCCGCAGCCCCAGGGTCAACCCTGTTTGCGACCTTCGCCACCTCCCTGAACGCGACGTCCTCAAACGGATCCGGCACGGGCACGTCCCACAATGGCGCTGCCATCTCCGGCGGAATGCTGGACCTCACCGCTGGGGGAACTCCTCCGAAGTATCTTCAGTTTGCCGCTGCTGCGAACTTCGCTCAGACGCAGATCTTCACGGTTCGATTCAACGTCAAGCCTGCCTACTCCGGGACCCCAGGCAACCGAATGTATTGGTTCAGCCGTACAGATGGCGGTGGATCCAATTACGTTCAGCTCTGGCACAGCACTGATGGAAATGTCCATATCGCTGGAAGCGGCTTTTCAGGTGACTTCGGTGCATGGAATCCGACGAGCGGAACGACCTATGAGATCGAGTTGGATCTCGATATCGCCACAGGAGCTACCCGTTTGTTCATCGATGGTGTTCAGCATGGGAGTACGGACACCACCACAGGAACTATGGCCGCCCCAGCTAATTTCCAGCTTGGAATTGGGTATGACTTCGATCTGGTGAATCATCCGCCGAACTTCTCCATGTCCAATTTCGTTGTATTTTCTACGATCAAGCACACGTCCAACTTCACCGGTGAAATTCCCAGAACCTATGCGGGTCAAGCCGCGGATCTTCAGCGATGGCTTTCTCCGTCCGGATCAGTTCTCGCGAAGCTCGACAGCGCTGGAGATTTCTCGGTCGCGCTGACTGATTCCACGTTCTGGAATGGGACCCCTCCGGTCACGATGAATGAGGCGCTTGATCGTTGCGCCGCATTGCTGAAGACGCTCAACAGCGGAACCGGGCCTTAATACCAGTGGCATGCCGATTACCGAGAGAGCCTTTTTGAGGGGGCGGCGTGAAACTTCTTCTCCTATTTCTCTTCGTGGCCATGTACCTCCTGGGTGCCGTATTTACGCTCGCAATGGCGGCGGCTTACGCTAACCATCCAGTGCGTTGGTATGAGATCGTATTCTGGCCGCTCACCTTCATGGGCCTATTCCGAGACGGGTAAGGCGCGAGATGACCATTCACAAACTCACCATCTGCCCAGAGTGTTCCCAGCGGCATGAGACGTTTGCTTGCAGACATACGTTTCAGACGCGCACCGCTTCGGACGCAGTCGCTATCCGCTGGGAAGACGTGACCTGCCTGCATTGTCTGGAAATCCATCTCAAGAAGGCGGGGCCCGATTCGCCTCCTAACAGATGAGGCCTTATGATCTCAGACAGCCCTCCGAATTGACGCTCGATCCGGTTGGCAAGGCCCCAGGTGCCCGAACTGGTGGTCGGGTGGAGTCAGGGGTACACCCGTGATTAGCCCCACCTGAGGCCGACCTTTCAGAAAGGAAATCCCGAAAACCATGAAGCCCCTTGCCTGGCAGCCCGGACAGCCCCTGATCGAGCTCGAGATGGAGGCTCTCGTGCGGACTCTCGAGAAGTTCCAGGGCAACCGGACGCGGGCTGCGCGGGCCCTGGGTTGGTCTATCGGGACGATCCGGAGCAAGATCAGGCGCTTCGGCATCGTGGCTGAAAACCCAGGCGGAAGGCCTCGCTCGGGGAAAACTGGTTAAATTTTGACCGTTTTATTTTTGACCATATTCGCCGTTAATTGAATGGAGTGGAGAGAGAAGAAAAGAGGCCCTGTCCGGCATGCCGGCGGATGAAGCGCGTCTGTCCGCGCGCCCTGGTCAAGCCGGGTCGGAGGAAGTCCTGCGCGGAATGCCGGAGACGTAAACGGGTCTGCGCTGACTGCGACTCGCCCTACCGGATGAGGAGACGCGTGCGGCTCAAGTTTCGGCCTTGCCTCAAATGCGATCTGATGCTTGAAAAAAAGTGTCGCGAGCCGCACGTCTGCAGCGAATGCAAGCGTCGGGTGGACTGGCGAGACTGTGAGACGGGGGCGGCCGCGTGAGCGAAAACAACAATGTTGTATTTCAGCTCGAGACCAGGACCTGCGTCTGCGGCTGTGAGGCCACTTTCAAGGTTTTGCCCACGAGTGCCCAGAAATTCGCCTCCCAGGCCTGCGTGCTCCTGGGACCCCCGCCCGAATGGGATCGCAACCCTTACGCCCGGCTTACTGGGGTCCGCCGCGGGAGACAACCCTTCAGGAGCCGCGACTGAGCGGGTCTCGCCAGGCGGAAGCGGCAGCAGCCAAGTTTTTGAAGTCCCTGCGCTTTTCTCGCCTCGCTCACTTTTTCTGCCAGGCTGGGACTAGTATTATAATACCAGTCCATGAAACCCGGCCGCGAGCTCGACGCCCTGGTCGCTGAGAAGGTCTTCGGCGCCAAGAAGATCACCCAGGATGCGCGCGGTCTTTTGCGGGCAGATATCGACCTCTACACGCCTTGCTGCCCCTGCATGGAAGATCGGATGAGCAGAGAGGACTTTCGCGACGTTCCTGAATACTCCACCGACATCGCTATAGCGTGGGAAGTGGTTGAGAAGCTCCGATCGATCCCAGGAATGGATCTGGACGTATCTTGGGATGGCGGTCGCTGGCTCGTGAACCTAGGGATCTATCGGAAGGACGAGCGGGGCTACCTCAACCTTGACTATGATTCGGTCCAGGAAGAGGAGGGCGAAACCGCTCCGCACGCGATCTGCCTCGCCGCGCTCAAGGCGGTAGGCGCATGAAGGACCTTTTGAAGAAGATCATTCGAAGCCTATCAATCAAGACCACTAAACCAGGCGAGACTGAGATCGGATCGCATGTCGACTGGTCAAAAGGCCTTCGATTCGGTTCGAAGAGCGCACTCCCACCTCGCCCCTTCAAGAAACTCCGCTGATTCGCCCTCCAGCAGATTACTGGATATAATTTATCTAGTAAGGAAGTAACCAGCCATGGCCTGGAAAAGGGGGCAGCCGAAGCTCAAAACTGGCGGCCGAAAGAAGGGCACGCCGAATAAGCGGACGATGGAATTCCTGAGGATCCTCGAGGAGGAGGGCTTCTGCCCCACGCGCGCGTTGATCTCGACTTATCGGAAGGCACTCAAGGAATACCGGCGCGCGGACGAGCTCGCGAACCTCATCATGGAGAAGGAATGGATGGCGGATCCCGGCAAGCGAACGCCGAGAGATCTCCATTCGCGCGCGGCAACCTTCCTCGGGGTCGCAGAAAAAGCCGCCTCCGAGCTCATGCAGTATTCACAACCCAAGCGAAAGGCGATCGAGTTCAAGCCCGCTGGCAACGATGATGAGACCGCCGGCGGCGTCCTGATCTTCATGCCTTCCAATGGACGCGAAGCCAAACGCAAAGCCTCCTGAGATCCGACCTCAGGAAGGCCCGCAGACGGAGTTCCTCGGCTGCCCGGCTGACATAGTTTTCTATGGTGGCGCCGCTGGTGGCGGGAAAAGCTACGGACTCCTCATGGATCCGCTTCGCCACAAGGACAACGGCGAATGCGGAGCCGTAATTTTCCGGCGCACGACTCCGCAGATCACGAATAAGGGCGGCCTTTGGGATACCGCCATGAGCCTTTACGGCCCGCTCGGATGGGAACCCCGGAGCCAAAAGCACGACTTCACCGCGCCCTCAGGCATGTCGGTCAAGTTCTCCCACCTCGAGAATGAGACGGACGTCTTCGCCTGGCAGGGCTCGCAGATCCCGATTCTCATGTTCGATGAGGTGACCCACTTCACCGAGTACCAATTCTTTTACATGCTGACTCGCAATCGCTCGACGTGCGGGGTTCGCCCCTACGTGCGAGCGACCTGCAACCCGGATCCTGACTCCTGGGTGGCAACGTTTCTCGAGTGGTGGATCGAGCAGGACGAGGACTCTCCCAGCTACGGGCTACCGATCCCGTCCCGCGCTGGCAAGATCCGCTACTTCCTCCGGATCAACGACGAGATCCATTGGGCGAGCGATATCGAGGACCTCTTCAAGAAGTTCGGCCGCGGCCCGGAGATCCAGCCCAAGTCGGTGACGTTCATTCCGTCAAAGCTCCAGGATAACAAAATCCTGATGGAGAAGGACCCGGCCTATATGGGTAACCTCCTCGCCCAGGACAAAGTCACGCGCGCGCGGCTCTTAGACGGGAACTGGAAGATCCGCTACTCGGCCGGCAACGTCTTCAAACGCGAATGGTTTGAGATCGTCGACCAGGTCCCTGGCGGTTGTATCGAAGTCCGCGGCTGGGACCGCGCCGCGACTGAGGTCACTCCGGAGGAACGGAAGGGCGGCAAGGAGAAGGTCGGAAAGAAAGGCGTCAAGGCTGACTGGACTGCCGGAGGCAAGATGCTCTACCATCCACCAACCAAGATCTATTACCTAGTCGACATGAGGCATGAGCAGTACTCACCCGGCAAGGTCGAACAGCTCGTAAAAGGCACCGCGAGCCAGGACGGGGTAGCATGCCCTGTTGGTCTTGAGCAGGAGCCCGGGGCGTCTGGCGTCAACGATATCCGGAATTACCGAATCCTTCTCGACGGCTTCACCGTTATCGTCGAGAAGCCCACGACGAGCAAGATCACGCGCGCGAGCCCCCTCTCAGCCCAGGCCCAGGGCGGGAACGTGAAGCTTCTCCGTGGGAAGTGGAACGATGCTTTCCTCAAGGAGGCCGAGAACTTTCCCGATGGGGATAATGACGACCAGGTCGACGCCGCGGCAATCGCCTATAACATCCTGCTTAAGCGCCGTGGCGGCGGGGTCAAGGCGACCAGTCTTTAGCCCCTCATCCCCCGATTTGACCCCCTGCAGGTCATCGGTTGAAGTGGATATAGGCGCCTATGACCCTTTTTCAAAAGCTCGGCCGTCTATTCTCGCGAAAAGATAGCGTTTCCCGCCAGTTGATCGCGATCAATGCATCCGGGCGGCCGATCAGCACGCCCAGGCGCTATGACCAGTTCGCCGAAGAGGGCTACCGAAAGAACGTCATTGTTTATAAGTGCATCTGGCTCATTGCCAATGCCTGCGCCTCGATCCCTTGGGTGCTCTACCGGAAGGCTCAATCCGGGAACAGTCGACGCGAGGAGATCACGTCCCACCCCTTCTTTGATCTTCTTGGAAAACCCAATCCTTTCCAAAGCTCATCTGAGTTTGAGGAAGCAATCCATGCGTTTAAGCTGATCTCGGGAAACTCCTATATCGAGGCCGTTGGCCCGGCAAAGAACAGGATCACGGAGCTTCACAACTGGCGCCCCGATCGCACACGGGTCATTCTTGCGGCGAGCGGTTACCCAGGCGCGTATGAGTACACCGTCGGATCCACATCGAGGCAGGTGCAAGTAGACGCCGTGAGCGGGCGCTCCCCGATCCTGCAGCTCAAGTCCTTCAACCCGCTTGATGACACGTACGGCATGGCTGCGATCGAAGCGGCAATACTTGGGATCGATCAACACAATCAGGCGGGCCTTTGGAACCTGGGGTTACTTCAGAACTCGGCCGTGCCGAGCGGGTTCCTGGTGGCCGAGGCGTCTGAACTCAATCCCTCCGGAGCGCTCTCCACCGACCAACGCGCGCAACTCAAGCAGGAGATCGAAAATAAGTTCTCAGGCCCCAGGAACTCAGGTCGCCCCATGCTGCTCGAGGGCGGCGTCCGCTGGGAACAGGTCTCGCTCAACCCGAAGGACATGGACTGGGTGAATAGCCGGCATACCTCCGCACGCGATATCGCGCTCGCCTTTGGCGTACCCCCGATGCTCCTTGGGATCCCCGGCGACAATACTTTTTCGAATTACAAAGAAGCCAACATGGCTTTTTACGAACAGACGGTCATTCCGCATAAGAATTCACTCAAAGCCTGGTGGAATCTTTGGCTCCTGCCATCCCTTGACGAGAAAACCGAGTGCGATTTTGACAAGGATGAAATCGACGCTCTCGCGCCGAAGCGTGCTGAGATCTGGGATCAGACCCAGAAAGCCGACTTCCTCACGCCAAACGAGAAGCGCGATCGCCTAGGTTACGAGCCCGTCGAGGGTGGTGACACGCTGTTTGTCGAGGCGTCTAAGGTCCCACTCCAATTCGCAAACGCGGATCCGGCCCTCTCTGAAACGACGCCGGCACCCGGTACGCCTCCCAACCCAAACGCGGATCCGTCCGAGGAGGACCCCTCCCAGGATCAGCCCGACGCCCAGGGCGAAGCCGCTACTTCTGGGAAACAGTCGAAGATATTCAATCTCAAGAGCCAGTCCGCAAAGACCCGCGAATGGCGGGAAGTGAATCGAATTAGGCTCAAGCACGAGCGCCGTCTAGCGAAGCGCGCAGCCTCCATCTTCCGCGAGGAGGGGGTTCTGGTCGCTGACGCTATCCGCTCTAAGAGCAACGGGGCAGCGGCTTTTGATGCGGCCGAGCAAGTCATCTTTACGAATCGCCGAAAGATGAGGTCCGCGATCAGCGCTTCGGCCGACACGGTCGGGACCGAGTTCGGAAAGCGCGTCATGAACGGGCTCAAATCCCGCGCTGGCGCGCGCGAGGCGAAGGACATTTTCTCGACTTTTGCCCATCACTTTGCAGCATGGGCTGAGAATCATGTCGGCGAGCAGATCGTCAAGATCACCGACACGACCAAGAGCCATGTGAAGAAAGCTGTCGAGAAGTGGCAGACGACCGGGGAACCCATCTCTAAACTCGCCGACGACGTCGAGAGTCTTTATGAGGGCTTCGCCGGCTACCGCGCCGATGCGATCGCAATCACCGAGGTGCATGCCGCGTCGAGCTTCTCTTCGCTTGAGGGTGCCAAGGCCACCGGGATCCCGAAGCTTCGTAAAGAGTGGATCTTCACCAACGACAAGAGGACGCGTGACGAGCACAAGCTCTCCGGAGACGAAGCGATTGTCGGAATCGATGACACGTTCAGCGTCGGAGGCGAGCAGCTCGAGGCCCCCGGGGATCCGAAAGGCTCGCCTGAGAACGTGATTCGTTGCCGCTGCACCATGGGTTTCCTCTCCGAGGGGGATGAATGATGACGAAGGAACAGGAGTAGCCCCTATGCCCCAGCCTAAATACGATCCGAACAGCAAGGCCGTAACCGGGAAGAAGGAATACCTGGGCTTCAAGTTCAAGGTCGAGAAGGCCGAGGATGATCCGAACACCGGCTATGTCGAAGGCCTTGCATCCACTTTCGGAAACGTCGATCAGGGGTACGACATTGTCGAGCATGGCGCGTTCGCCAAGACTATTTTAGAACAGAACGGCGTCTTCCCTATCTTGCTCGATCACTCGCCGGGCGATCCCGCTGGCTACAACCGGAAGGCGAAGGAGACCGACCAAGGCCTCGACGTCGACGGCGAGTGCAAGCTTTACGACCCGAAGGTAAAGCAGCGGTATGAGCTCGCGAAGCTCTCGCTCGAGCTCAAGCGGCCAATGGGCCTATCGATTGGGTACACCGCAATCAAGGCCGACTTCCAAAAGGTCATGCGGGATGGGCAAGAGATTTTTGTCCGCGTTCTCAAGGAGATCCGCCTTTGGGAATACTCCTGGGTGATCTTCCCCATGAACGAGCAGGCCACCTTCACGGGGGCCAAGGCTGCCGAGTGGAGTGGGCTGTTTGCGCTCCTGCAGAGTGGCCGATACGATTTAGATACAGTTCGAAAGGCACTCGATGACCTCGACCGGGACGCTGGTCAGTCGCGAGCCGCCACTTTAGAAGCCGACCCGGAGTTTCTCCAGTCGGTGGACAGGTTGAAGAGGAGCATGCAGGGCCAATAACCCCGCGGCCTCTCTGCGAAAAACAAAACAGCAGAAGCCCCTCGCGTAGGCGGCACCTGCATGTCTACCGAAAGGGGTTTCATTCGTGGATGAGCTAAAAAAGTCGCTTGAGGCGCTTGGTAAGGCGTTCGAAGAGTTCAAGGTTGTGAACAACCAGCGGATCACTGAGATTGCGACCAAAGGGTCCGCATCCGCATTGACCGAAGAGAAGGTCGCCAAGGCTAGCGCCGCGGTTGATCACCTGACTCAGGAGAGGGACCGCCTCCAGAAAGAGATCGACGGCATCAAGACCGCGATGGCTCGCCCGGGAATGGGTGGCGGCACCGAAGACGAAGCCAAGGCCCAGGTCAAGGCTCACACGGAGGCCTTCAATAAGTTCGCCCGCAAGGGGGAACATCGCCTCACCGCTGAAGAGGTGAAGCTCCTCTCGACGGATTCCGACCCGAGCGGCGGAATGCTCGTCCCGACCAATCGGTCGAGCGAGATCATCATGAAAGTTTTCGAAAGCTCCCCTCTCGCCGAACTCGCGTCGGTTGAGACGATCGGCTCGGGAGATTCGATCGACGTCCTCCAGGACACCGACGAAGTCGATGCCGGATGGGTCGGCGAGGAAGAGGATCGGGATACCGCGACAGACAACCCGGAATTCGGGATGGTCAACATCGTGTGTCACGAGATGAAAGCCATGCCGAAGACCACTCAGCGTCTTCTTGATGATGGCGCTTGGGACTTCGAGGCTTGGCTCCAGGCCAAGCTGCAGGACAAGTTCTCTCGAACCGCTGCGACCGCCTGCATCTCCGGCAACGGAGTCAAGAAGGCCCGCGGCATCCTCACATACCCGTCCGGCACCGGCACGGGACAGATTGAGCAGGTCAATTCCGGATCTGCTGCGACGGTCACGGCCGACGGTCTCGTTAATCTGCAGGGCGCCCTCAAGGAGCCCTATCAGAAGAACGCGACTTGGCTGATGAAGCGTGCGACCCGCACCACGATTCGGACCCTCAAGGACGGCCAGGGACAGTATCTCTGGCAGCCCGGCCTCACGGCTAAGGAACCCGACACGATCCTGGGCAACCCCGTCAGACTCGCTGACGACATGACGGCGCTCGGATCGAACGCCCTCTCGGTCGCTTACGGCGACTTCAAACAGGGTTACAAGATCGTGCGCAAGCTCGGCATGCGGACCCTGCGTGACAATGTCACGGTGAAGGGCTTCGTCCTGTTCTACACGACCATGCGCTTCGGCGGCGGCGTTCAGAACTTCGAGTCCATCAAGATCGGTAAATGCTCGGCCTGATTCCCTGGGCCCTGAGCCCCTGATGTTATTCGCCGGCCCGGATGCGCGAGTTTCGCCCCGGGCCGGCTCCTAAAAACTTTGAACGGAGGAGAGTGAGATGAAAGACCTACACAATAATATTGAAGTACGCCGGGCGCTTAGCCCGGTTTCGGTTTCGGCCGATACCCCGCTTGTGAGCGAAATCATCGATCGTCAGGGCTTTGAGGCCCTGGAATTCGCGATCGATCTAGGCTCAATCGGCGACGCAAACGTGACCTTCACGGTCCTCGTCGAGGATGGAGACGATCCGACATTGTCCGACAATGCGGCCGTCGCCGATTCCGAGCTTCTCGGAACCGAGGCTGGCGCCGCGTTCCGATACGACGACGACAACGAAGTCCGGAAGATCGGTTACCGCGGCCATAAGCAATACGTCCGCATGACGATCACTCCGTCCGGAAACTCCGGAACGCCGTCGGAAGCCCTGCTTTCCGTGCTCGCGATCCTGGGCTACCCGGCACAGAAGCCGACCGTCTGATTCTTACTTCGTTCTGACTTGCTTCAACCGGGCTCTCCCCCAGCAGCGCGGGAGGGTCCGGTCTTAAACAAAATTGAAAGGACCCTCAGGGTACGACAATGACAAATAAGATCATGCTTTTCCTGGCGGCCCTCGCGC